CTGCTATTGCTTCAGCGTCTACCATCACAGAACTTAAAGCTGCTTGGGATACTGCCACACTTGGTGACAATCCTTACGCATAAGGAAGGATTACACAAATGGCTTTATCTAAAATCATAGCAGAGGGCGTAGACCTTACTGATACCTTTGCGTTCACTGGCACTGTAACAGGTGCTGGTGAAATCACTGCGTCTAGCACTGCACCATCTGAGGGTGGGGCAGCTACGACTAATGTTGTGCAAGGGTTGGCGAAGGCTTGGGTTTTGGCTGGCAATAACGCTTCATTAGTTGACAGCTTTAATATAGCAAGTGGTGCAGATAATGGCAATGGCGACTATACATACACATTTACGTCTGCAATGAGTTCTGCAAACTTTGAGTCATCGGCTACCCCCTCTAACTGGGCAAAACGCTACGGACTTATTGCTACAAGAACCACAACAACAATTCAATTAAAGTTTTATGATGATTTTGATGCTCTGGCAGATGTTACCAATGGCATTGCAATTCACGGAGACCTAGCATAATGCCGTACATAGGAAAATCCCCAGTAGGCGGTGGGTTTCACAAGCTGGATAACCTGACTGCCTCTGCTACCGCTACCTACGCTCTTACGCTAGGTGGTGCAGCATACTATCCTGAGACTGCTAACCAACTGCTAGTCTCTCTCAACGGTGTTATCCAAGCTCCGCAAGACAGCTTCACAGTGTCAGGAAGCAACCTCATCTTTGACAGCGCACTGACAGCTAGCGACAGCATTGACTTTGTGGTTGCCTTGGGTGATGTGTTGGGTGTGCAGGGTGTTACTGATGGTGCTGTTAGTACCAATAAGATTGCCAATGGTGCAGTGACTGCTGCTAAGTTAGCGGCGGGTGTGCAGGGCGTTGCTGGTATTTCATCAAGCAGCACAAGTGGCACAGCGTTAAGCATTGATGCCAATAACATTGTGACTACACCAAGCAAACCAATGATGTCTGTTAGAGGGCAAAGCACTTCCGCATCAAACCCAGCAGTCTTTTCTACTTTTGTAGAAATAACAGGTTGGGCATCTACATCTGTAAACGTAGGTAACTGTTTACAAAATGGAAGATTTCGTGCGCCATTAACAGGTATTTATAGCTTGTCTGGTTTTAGCCACAGGGGTGCTGCCGCTAACTATCGCTTTTTTGGAATGTACCATTATGATGGAAGCACTTACACCGCAGTAGTAACAAATTATGCGAACGCTGATTACGATGAATACACAATCGGCAGTTCATTACTTTATCCTATGACAGCAGGTGATGAAATTCTTCTTGGTTGGGATAGCAGTTATACTAGCTGGTTAGCGGGAGAACAGCGTTGTTCATTCACAGGTTACTTGGTATCATAGGAGACAGATATGGCACTTATAAGATTAAACAATCAGTCTCTTACAGCAGTCTCTGCGTTACCAGCGGGTCTTGATACTGGCAAGGTGTTGCAGGTTGCTCAGTCCAGAAAAACAGACACAACATTTGTAGTATCAACTACCAGTTATACAAGCGTTCCAGATTTAAGCGTAACACTCACCCCAGCAAGCACCTCTAGTAAATTCCTAGTAACAGCAAGTGTTTCCGTCGGTTCTAACTGGTGGAACACGTCAGGTGGTTACTTTGGCATTCAAGCAAACGGAACTAATATTGCTGGCGATGATGGTAATCCGTGGGTATTTCAATATGGCGCAGATTCTGGAAACACTACTTATGAAACAATGCAATGGTCTGAAGAAGTGCTTTACGCACCAAGTACAACTTCACCAATCACCTTTCAAGTTGTTCTAGCGTCAAACGTTTCCGGTTATGCCTTGAGTGTTAATAGACCAAACAGCACCGCAGTTAAGCGTGGTAATAGTTGGATTACCGTTACGGAACTTGCTGCGTAATGAAACTAGAACAGTCAGTAACCCCAGAACTCCGTGTAGCACTAGAACTAGAAGCACACGAGAAAGAATGTGCTATTCGCTATGCTAACGTGGAAACCCAACTGTCTATGTTGGACAAGCGTATGTGGCGTTTAGAAGCAATGATCATGGGGTCAACGGTAATAGTCGTTGGCCTCGCAGCATCCCTGTTGATGAAAGTATGAAGTCACCGTGTATTGGTGTCTGTAAGCTAGACCATGAGGGTAAATACTGTGTTGGCTGTGGTCGCACAGTTAAACAAATAACAGACCTAGGTAAAAGAAGGTAGCAATGCAGCATCTGTTCTTGCTCCTTGTCTACTTAGGGACAGGGGATGCAAGGACGCTTATCAGTGGGGATATGTACTTCGCTGACATCACTCGATGTAACTTCTTCGCATCCCAAATATCAAAAAGATACGGTAACTACCAACACTTGTCCTTTGTAGACCCAAAGGATCGAGTGACGGCTTACTGCATCCCAAAACATATCAAAATCGGAACTGTGGAGGTCTACTAATGATTGATCCTATTAGTGCCTTCGCTGCCGTTTCTGCGGGACATTCGGCAATTATGAAGGCTGTACAGATGGGGAAGGATTTATCCTCCTTATCTAATTCAATCTCAAAGTATGCCCAAGGAGAAGCCGAGCTTCAATTTGGTGCAGCTAAAAAGAAGAAGGCTAAGTTCTCATTCGCTGAGGACAGTGCCATCGAGAAGCATTTCCGCAAAGAGAAACTCGATGATATGAGGAGTGAACTTCGCTCCATCTTCCAGCTCTATGGTAAGCCAGGGCAGTGGGAGAGACTACAGGCTGAGATAGCCAACGAGAGAGCTAGGATAAAAGCCCAGCTCGAGCTTGAAGCCCTACACAAAGAACGAGTCCAGACAATCATAGCTGTCATATCCGTCCTTATAATAGGTATCGGCAGCTTGATCATGTGGGCTGGCTGGTTAACAGGACGATTAGGATGATCAACATATTACTACAAGGTCTTCTTGGTGTGGCTGGTGAGGCTGTAACAGGCTTCATAGACACTAAGAAGGCTAAGGCAAAACAGAAGCTGGTAAAAATTGAAGCCGAAACCAGTATCATGGAAAAGCAAATCTCTGGTGAAATTGATTGGGACGTAGAGGCTGTCAAAGGCTCGAAGGAGAGCTGGAAAGATGAGTATCTTACTATCCTATTTTCTATTCCATTATTGTTATGTTTTATACCATTCACAGTGGAATACGTGGAAAGAGGCTTCCAAGCATTAGCCCTTACTCCTGATTGGTACAAATACACCCTAGGGGTCATCGTGTCTGCAAGCTTTGGTATCAAAGGTGCGACTAAGATGTTTGGAAAGAAATAATGAAAAAACTAATAGACCAACTCAAATCACATGAGGGACTTCGGTTAAAACCTTATAAATGCACATCTGGCAAACTCAGCATAGGCGTAGGACGGAACTTAGAAGACATAGGCATCTCGGAGAAAGAAGCAGAGATGCTCCTGCTCCACGACATCGAGGAAGCCGAGAGACAGCTAACAGCCCACTTCCCGTGGACTCAAGACCTCGACGAGGTACGTTTAGCAGCCCTTATCAACTTCACCTTCAACGTAGGGATAGGGACAGTCTCCAAGTTCGTAAACGCAATGGCTCTGCTAAAGGACGGAAACTTCGATATGGCATCGGAGGAATTCTTACAGAGCCGTTGGGCTAACCAAGTAGGCCAGAGAGCCATCGATGTAACAGAACAGATTCGCACAGGAGAATGGCAATGAGTAGAGCAACTGAAACCCTACTAGCCACCCTGCACGACGCTGTAGCCCAAGAGCTATTAGGTCGTGTCAAGTCAGGTGAAGCCTCCCCAGCAGAACTGAGTGCCGCCATCAAGTTCCTAAAGGACAACGGTATCGAGGCTGTCCCATCTGTCGATAACAACATCGGCAAGCTGATGGCATCCCTACCTGACTTCGAGGAGGATACTGATGAGCAATTTGTCAATTAAGAAGGGCGAGAAGCTCTCTACAGAAGCCGGAGCTGGTTTAACAGCTAAAGGCCGAGCTAAGTACAACCGAGAGAACGGCAGTAACCTCAAAGCCCCTGCCCCTAACCCTAAAACAAAAGCTGATGCTGGACGGAAGAAATCATTCTGCGCCCGTATGGGAGGCGTTGTGAAAAGCTCTAAGAATGCAGAACGAGCCAGAGCATCTATGAGAAGGTGGAATTGTTAATGTCATTATATGAAAACATGAACAAACGTAAGAAGGCTGGTACTAGTCGGTCTAAGAAGAAATCTACAGTAGACCCTAAGACCTACGCTAAGATGGCTGCTAAGAAGGGTGGCTTCGCTATAAAGAAGAAAGATAATGCCTAAGAAGGCTAAAGGCTCTCAGAAGCCCCTACAGAAGAAAGAGGGTCAATCTGGTGTAACCATACCCCCGACCACTCTAGAGGCCGTCAGTGAGTCTCCTAGAGCCATTAAAGACCCTTTAAGTCCAATCAAGGAGGACTTCAGGAAGTTTCTCTACCTCGTATGGAAAGAGATCAAGCTTCCTGACCCTACCCCTGTCCAGTACGACATAGCTCAGTTCCTCCAAGACGGAGACCCTAAGATATGCGTACAGGCCTTCCGAGGGGTCGGTAAGTCATTCATTACGTCGGCCTATGTTCTCTGGGAGTTACTGAGAGACCCTCAGAAGAAGATATTGGTGGTATCAGCCTCCAAGAACAGGGCAGACAACTTCACCACCTTTACCCTGAACCTAGTGAATCAGATGGAGGTCTTGAAGCACCTGATACCTAAAGACAACCAGAGACAGTCTAAGATTGAATTCGATGTTGCCCCCACTGAACCAGACCAGTCACCCTCAGTTAAGTCTGTGGGTATCACTGGGCAGATCACAGGTACACGTGCTGATATCATCGTTGCTGATGACGTTGAGGTATTGAATAACTCAGCTACAGCAGATATGCGAGAGAAGCTGCTAGAGAGAACCAAAGAGTTCTCGGCTATCCTGAAGCCTAAGAAGGAAGCCCGAGTGATCTACTTGGGAACCCCTCAGACTGAGGACAGTATCTACAACAAGCTACCTGAGACATTCACTTCCCGTATATGGCCTGCCCTGATGCCTACAAGCGAAGAGATGGACAAGTATGGTAATGGACTAGCCCCGTACATCAAGAGGCTGTCTACGGTCTCTGAAGGCGGCTCTACAGACCCTTTAAGATTTACCGACATGGACTTGGCAGAACGTAAGGCAGAATACGGCAAGGCTGGCTTCTCCCTACAGTTCATGCTCAACACCCAGCTCAGTGATCTGGAGAGATACCCTCTCAAGATACGTGACCTTATTGTCATGCACACATCCGTAGACAAAGCCCCTATGGACGTACACTGGATGCCTGACCCTGAGAAGCAATGGAAAGACCTTCCGAACCTAGCGATGGCTGGAGACCGCTTCTACCACCCTAGGAGTACCTCAAGTGAATTTGGGGAGTACACAGGCTCAGTCTTAGCTATTGACCCTGCTGGTCGTGGTAAGGATGAGACAGGCTATGCTGTCGTAAAGATGATCAATGGTTTTCTTTATGTCAGACGATGTGGTGGCTTCCAAGGAGGTTACGACAACGAGACCCTGACCAAGCTAGCTGAGATGGCTAAGGAGGAGAAGGTCAACGCTATTATCACTGAGGCCAACTTTGGTGACGGTATGTTCACCCAGCTCATGAAGCCCATCCTGAACAAGGTACATCCCTGCATGGTCGAAGAGGTCAAGCATAGTACCCAGAAGGAACGAAGGATCATCGATACGATAGAACCCGTGATGGCTAGACATAAGCTCATAGTGGACTCGAGTGTGATTGAAGATGACTATAAGACAGCTCAGAGATATGACGCTGAGAACAAGTATACCAAGACGCTCGTCTACCAGCTAACTAGGGTCACCTATGACCGTGGTGCGTTGAAGCATGACGATAGACTCGATGCCCTAGCTATTGCTGTGAACTACTGGACTGAACAGATGGCTCAGGACGAGGTTCGTGGGATGGCTGATGTGAGACAACAGAAGCTTGATGATGAACTGGAGAAGTTCATGAGGAGTGCTGTAGGTGGGCGTGGGAAGACTGGAGGAAACTCTTGGGTGAATACTTACAGATAGCTATGAATTGGAAAATACCACAAAAATATGAAATGGTATATTCGAGGGGGATGACAGCAAAATCCCCCCTTGGGGGGTCATGGGGGCGTCATCAAGCTGAATGCCCTGCCCCCTACCTTGCCGGCGGCGTCACAGTCATGGTCACCTACCAGCCGAAACACTAGGCGCGCCCTGCAATCACAAGAGACTATCGAACCCATGCCATGCGATAGGCTCGAGCTTGCCCGCGGTCGAGCTGGTCGGGTTGTGTGTCTATGTTTTGTGTTGGGTATTTTTTTCTTTTATAAAAGCCCGGGCATTTTTCAGGATAACCCGAGACAACCCGAGACCAGCCCCAACATAATTAATATTAATTACATAAGCAAAGGGGCTTTTCTTTTGTATGATTTTCGTTTATAAAATAAGGGCAAGGCAATCACGCCATGCACTAACGAAAAGGGGATATCATGAACAACATTTTTTCAATCATCTTGGGGCTTGCCCTTAGCCTCTCAAGCCTCGCCCTTGCCCTACAAGGTTATCATCACGTGAATGGGTTGCTTATCCCTTTAACGCTGGGTGTTGCCGGTTCTTTCATGATCTTTTGGTCAATCGCTTGCGAATGCTGGGGGCTTTAATCATGAGTTATTTTTTATATATGACTAGCCGGTTGTCTTTCACTCTCGCATTAACTTGGGGCGTCGGGGCTTTGCTTCATGCAATGGGTAACCCGTTGTTACTTGTTTGGGTGTTGGTAGGGCTTCCCGTATCCCTGAAAATTTTATTCATGATCGAGGAAAGGTTTTCACTATGAAACTATCTAATCAAACTAGAACGCTATTGCTCGAAAACATGGACGGCGAGTTATGCCATGAAACGGTTTGGCTTGCCCGCGATATCCTTACCGCAATCACCGACAAAAGAGGCCGAGCAAAAAAGGCAATTGATGACGGGGTTGTTGGAATTCTTAAACAAGCGGTTTGGGATTATGAAACCAAACAGTATGAAAAAAGGGGCATATAATGGAACAAGAATATATCGATGTTACCCCGTCATGGACGACAACCGCCAAGCTCTATGCCCATGTCATGGCCGAGGGGACAACCGAGGGGCAATACCAAGCCGCCAAAGGCATCATAGAAATGGGGGCTTTATTGGATAAGCTCATAACCGAAATTAAAGCCAGCAAAGGGGCAACATCATGAACGCAATCGATCTTGATAGAATAGCCGAGGTACTTGGTTCCTTGATGATCAGTCAATTTCATGACCAAGAACAATATCGGCAAGCCGTTCACGCAATCGTCGAAGCATTTAAACAACAAGGGGCAGCATCATGAACACCAACCAAACAATCTTTGAAATGATAGTGTTTCTTGGGCTTGGGGCTTTGCTGGTCTGGGGGTTTGCTAGCGGTTCCGAATATAGCTGGGGATGGAAAGCCATCGCCTATTTTGGGGAATTAACCTTACATATGAGGGGGGCTTAATCATGCAATATTCTTTCTATCCTGTTCGGGCAATGGACGACGAAACAGCCCGCTATCTCGAGGGGCTGGAACAGCTAGCCGATAAATGGGGGCTAGACCTTACCCGAGACCTAAAACCAACCCAGCCAATCGATAGCAAAATGAAAGGGGCAAATCATGGATGGCGTTAATTTGCAGCTTGCGGGGACAAGATACCAAAAAGGCAAAAAGGCCTTGGCGGGTTATTCTCACAAGGTTTTAAAAGCTAGCTCAAATAAAAAGCTTAAACAAACCATCACCAAGGGCGAGTTTAAGGGCTATAAAATTCGCACGTTAACACTAGAAGAACGGGCGACCTGCTGGGCGGGCTGTTCACATTGGGCGACCTGTTATGGCAATAATATGCCCTTTGCCCATAGGCTCGAGCATGGCGGCGAACTCGAGAAACGTATCGTTGCCGAGCTTGGCGCGCATTTCAGCAAGCCGAATGCAGCGGGGCTATTGGTTCGGCTTCACGTGCTGGGTGATTTTTATTCGGCTTCATATGTCCGGCTTTGGGATTCCCTATTGCAAACATATCCCAAGCTTGCGATCTGGGGTTACACTCACAACCATCCAGACAGCCCCGAGCCTCATAACCGAGCTATCGGGCAAGCTATAGCCGAGACACTAGCAAAGCATGGCAAGCGGTTTGCCGTCCGTTGGTCGGATCGCCCCGACCTATCATTCTCGGCAAACAGTGAAGCAATCGACCAGCCTGAAAAAGGGGTTTCATTCATATGC